AAGACTTAGCCTTTTCAGTCTTACCTTCTTTCTTCCACATTTCCTGCACACGGCCTTTTTCCTTAGCCCGGGCAAGGTAGTCCTGATAAATCGCATTAAAGGCGTAATGCGCTGCTTTCTGCCCCTCTACGTTGAGAATATGGCGCACTTCGTCCAGACTGCGTTTCGCAAGTGTCGTTATTTCCGATTTTTTATCATTTTCAAACTGCAATGCCTTTGCCCAAGCCATGTCCGCAGTCCACCAATCACCGCCCTGCTCACACCAGCTATTTTGGAAGGTTTGGACACCACTCTTCAGAATTCATACGCAAGATGCCGCGAGTGATATCATCTGGAGTCAGGCCACTCAAAACAGTGCATGCCAACCGAACAAGCTCTTCATCTGAATAACCTGCGTATTTCTTGGTGAACTCAGCGCCGTAGACATCACCAATGCGGTTTAAAACCAGTTCTGCCACTTCAACTGGAAAGTTCACAGCAAAAGCGTTTTCGAATAATTGAATATTGCTCATTAGTTTGACTCTCCCACTGTGCGCATTTGATTTGGATCTGCCTGGTTGCCAAAGCGACGGCGTTGCATTGGCTGTTGGTTTTGAACTGGAGTTTGTTGTTTAGGTGGATAAACGCTTTGATAACTTCCAATGATTGAAGCTTCCAGCGACTGGTTTGCCTGATCACCAAAGCCAACTAATTTTTTAATCAAAAGATTTACGGCGTTTTCAGTAAGTGGTTTTCTGATGCTGTTGCGCATATCAACAAATTGAATCCATAGATCACGATTTACGTTCACTGGTAATTCAACTGGTTTTGCATCGAATGAATTTGGTTTTTCAACCTTAGGTTTCTCAGATTCACTCTTACTTTTTTTATTTATTTTTTTATTTTGTAGAGTGTCTTTTGATAGTGTCTTTTGTGTGTAAAGAATTTTTACTAGCGGTGGTAAAGATTCTTTACTAGTGTAGTTAAATTTCTTTACTAGTAAAGATTTTTTACTAGTGCTTTCAGGTAGTAAAGAATTTTTACTAGGGAAAGACATTTTCCAACCAACAACACATTCGTCATTCAGCTTAAAAGTATTGCCATGGATGGTTGATCCGCACTCAATTACCAGACCCACTTGAATGAGTTCAGCAATTGCTTTTGTGACTGTAGGACGGCTCTTGCCTGTCATCTTTTGGAACTGGCTTAGAGAAATCGAATCATGCTCTTTGTACCAGCCACGTGTCTTACGACAGATGATCAAATACAGCTTTGCTGCAACATCCCCAATTTGACAAAGAACGTCGTCTACAAAGGCGTTAGGTACCTGAAAGCTGTTAGGAGTGAATTGACTCATTTGTTTAATAACCCCGCAGCAGCAACGAGTGCTGTTAATCTTGTTAATCCAAAGGCTGTAATGCGTGCTTGGGTGTAAACCTTGTCACCCTCTACACATGCAATCACCTGTGAAACCTTGTTTACCATTACCTTTTGCTCTACTCGTTGCGCGTATGCACATAACCGTCGGTGACGGCTGTTTTCTCGGTATACCCAGCGCTTCTTCAACATGAAGTCAATGAGCTTTGATTCTTGAATGCCGATGGTCTTTGCTGAATCACGAATTGAATATGTGTTTACAGTGTCTGCAATCACATCCATGACCTGTGCCTTAGGCTCTAACACGGCGACATGGTCCTTAAGTGCTTGGTTTTCTTGTTCAGCAGCTAAGGCCAATTGAATTAGATCCATTCGGCTGAGTTCGACAGGCTTTGCAGCTTGGCTTTCCAACTCATACCAACGCTTTACCAGGAGCGCCGTGAATTGAGGGCAAAGCTGTGCAACCACGGTAATGCTGTCTAATTTCCCTTGCTCACCGCTAAAAACGTATGCATCAGAGAAACGGTTAGGGCTAAGTGACTGTTTGTTTTCAACTTTCGCCATTGGCGGTAGTTGAATTACATCCTTATTGGCTAAACGCTCAATAGAAAGCTTCACATTGCGCGGTTCTGTATGAACGATCTGAGCAATTTCAATGTGATTGATTGAACCTGTAATTGCTTGTGGTATACTTATTGGCATATTCATAAAGATTTACCCTCTGAATTGAATACTGAAAAAGCCTGATCTCAACTCTCAGGCTTTTTCTCTTTTTAAAGCTGACAAATATTTTCCAGCCTCTTTTTCTAAAGCCACACGTAAACCGCGCAGGTTTGCTTCCATCTCTTCCAAGATTTGAACTGTGTCTGCCAATTCCGACGGCGTTACAACACCATCCGCCATAACATCTGCAATATGCTGATTCACATGACCGTTATTGATATTGATTTGAAGAAGGCGCTCTAAAACACTCACCTGATGTTCTTTTTCTTCAGCTTGGTTTGCTGGTACACACATCAATCCCAATTTATGCGCCCATGCTTTCACCAATGCTGGATTGCGAGTAAATGTCATCATTGATTCGATGGCTTTCACTGTTGGTAAATGCTGATCCATATTCGTGTTTGCATAATTCAAAACAGTTTTATGAGAAACCCCGAGCACCTGAGCAATGTCTTTAGGCTCGATGCCTGCTGTGTTATGAATCATTGTGTGTAAAGCATTCTTTGCTTCACGGCTTAGCGTTAGTTCGCTCATATGTGAATCCTTGAATTTATTCACGTTTACCTATTTGGTGGAATTCGTGAAAATGAGGTTATTGTGCTAATGGCTGTGCAGAAAGTTTCTCAATCACCAAGTCGAGAGCCTTGCCTTTTTCGTACTGCACACTTTGCTGGGTGTCTTTTAAAATTCGTGAAACTGAACTTTGATTGATTCCAGTTTCATCACTGATTTTTTGCTGTGTGTAGCCGTGCGCGTGTAGAAACTGAATTTTCTCTTTAAGAGTCATTACTAATTACCTGTAACTTCATTTTCATTATTTTATGCATGTTTGCATAACTGTCAATGCATAAGTGAGTTATTTCTTTTTAATTATGCTTTTCCGCATAAAATAGGTGTTAAATGATGGTTGACATTGCTATGAGCTATATAAGATCCAATATCGATTACTTCCTTGATAAGCACAGAACAAATCCAAATGATCTTGAGCAAAAGAATCCAAGGATTAAACAATCTACGCTTTTCCGAATTCAAAGCGGGGCTACAAAAGATCCGCGCAGGTCTACGCTTGAACCATTTGCTGAGTGGGCAGGAGTTTCTGTAAGCGACCTATTTGAAAAAGATTTTCGTCAATTAGGTAG